GCACCAAGATAACTAAGGAAATATTATGGAAACTCAAAAGAAAGTTGGAACTTGTGGCTGCGGACGTAGCCCTACTGGTGATTGCATTGGCTGGCATGGTCTCACAGAAACCATGTATCAAACTAAACTGGCTGAATGGCAACACAAAGAACAAGTCAAACAAGAACAGACAAAATCATGATGGAATGGCTTAGACTAAAAATTCTTCGTTGGCTGGAGACCGATCCTGTAATAGAGGCTAAACTAGCTAGACAAACATTCAGTAGTCGCGACATTGAAGACAGCGTTGGTGACGAACCTGTGATGAGGTTTAAGGTCTATAGTGCTATTGGCGGAAGGATTGTGGAGTTTAGCCGCCATGATCGAAGAACTGATCGTCATGAACATACTCTTTATATCATTAACAACGATGAAGATTTTGGACAACGCATTGCTAAAATTGCCACATTGGAGAACTTGAAAAATTAAGCCAAATTTATCCAAACTACAAGCATTTAACTATTCAAGTGTGTTACAATCAGCTGTTAAAGACATAGAGGAGTTTCAACGTGAAAGACTCGATCAATGAAGTTATGAGCATTCTACAAGAGGAATGTGCCGAAGTTATTCAAGCTGTTAGTAAGATCAATCGCTTTGGCATGGATAATAGCAAACCAGGCGAAATCAAAACTAATCGACAACACTTAGAAGAAGAGCTAGGAGATCTAGTAGCTATGATTACTCTATTAGAAATGAACGGAGTAATTAGTCAATTCAATATTGAAAAGGCCAAATTGGCTAAATTTGAAAAACTTAAAAAGTGGTCTACCATATATGAGTAAGATTAAAGTCAGCGAACTATTTTATTCAATCCAAGGTGAAGGACGCTATATGGGAGTTCCTTCTGTTTTTTTACGCACATTTGGCTGCAACTTTACCTGTGACGGGTTTGGCATGCCGCGTGGTGAAAAAAGCATAGAAAGAATTAATGTAGCATTAAACGATGAAGAAAAGCCTTTTAAAAGCTATAAAGACTTGCCTCTCGTATCTACAGGCTGTGATAGCTATGCTAGTTGGGATCCTAACTTCAAGCATCTTAGTCCTTTATATGATGTGGGTAATCTTGCAAATGATATTGTGGACCTACTACCACACAAAACGTGGAACGAAGAACACCTTGTCATCACAGGAGGAGAACCTCTCCTAGGTTGGCAACGTAGCTACCCTGAACTACTAGACGTAGATTCAATGATAAGACTGCGTCACTTAACTTTTGAAACTAACGGCACTCAAAAATTAACTCCAGAATTTAAAAATTATTTGATTAATTGGAGTGACCGTCATAGTCGACAAAGAGAAGTCACATTTAGTGTCAGTGCTAAGTTGCCATGCAGTGGAGAAAAGTGGGAAGATGCTATACTTCCCGAAGTAGTACGTGACTATGAAACTGTAGGTTATACTTACTTGAAATTTGTCATAGCCTCTCAAGAGGATTTGGTAGATGCTAAAAAAGCAGTCCAAAAATATAGAGATTACGGCTTTAAAGGTCCTGTGTATATTATGCCTATTGGCGGCGTTGAGCGGGTGTATAATCTTAATAATAGAAATGTGGCAGAAATGGCCTTGCGAGAAGGATGGCGGTATAGTGACCGACTTCAAGTGCCATTATTTAAAAATGAATGGGGAACCTGATGAAAACACTAACTGAGATTTTTGAAAATGACCTAACTTTCCACTGTGACAAATATGGATCATATTTGCCAGTATACGAACAATATTTTGAAAAATATCGCGATCGTCATATCAACTTTGTAGAAGTTGGTATCCAAGGCGGCGGCAGTTTAGAAATGTGGAAAAAATACTTTGGCGACAAAGCCAAAATTATTGGAATTGATGTCGATCCTACTGTATATGAAAGACAAACTCCTGGCACAGAAATTGCTATTGGCAACCAAGAAGACGTAAATTTTTGGAATATGATATTGCCTAAAATTGGTCCCATTCATGCGTTTGTTGATGATGGTGGTCATCAGATGAAACAACAGATTAATACTTTATTGGCAGTATGGCCCAAGATTGTCAATGGTGGAGTTTATATCTGTGAGGATACTCATACTAGCTATTGGTCAGATTGGGGCAATGGGGTAGGCAGAGAATGGACCATGATGGAATTTGCTAAAAAGATTCTTGACATGGTAAATTTTGTTCACTGGCACGAATATCCAGAAGACTTGGGTGTATTAAGTAAATTTCAAGATGTTGGTTCAGTTTGTTTTTATAATAGCATGATAGTGTTTACCAAAGGTCAACCAGAATGGATTAGACCAAAACCATATCCAAATCCATTAGCAGGACGATGATGAAAAATTTTTTAAAAAAAATCTTTGGCATTGATAAAATAGAAGAGTCCATTGAACAAATAAAAAAAGTAAAAGAAGCCAAAGAAGAAGAAGTACGTATAGCAGAAGAAGCTGCTAAACGAGCTTTAGAAGAGGAAGCTATTGCTAAGATGACTCCAAAGGAACGTGCCACACAACGTGGTGAACCTTGGGTTGGTGTGTTAGAAACACATATCAATAAGGAAAATGTTCGTAATGGCTTCTTTGAGCTTGACTGGAATGACGAATTCATTGTACAATTAAAACAAGCAGGATACGGATACGACGCGGATCCACAAGAAGAAATTGTAGATCGCTGGTTTCGTGACCTTGCTCGCAATGTACTAGCCGAAGAAGGCCAGGACGTTGGTCGTGGTGCTGGATACATTACGTAAACAAACTTAGTGGCGGACGTTCCGAAGTCAAATGACATATATTTTAGTTGATACTGCGAATACTTTTTTTCGTTCTAGACACGCAATTAATGGCAGCGCAGATATAAAACTGGGCATGGCCTTTCATATTACTCTAAACAGCATTAAAAAGGCTTGGACTGACTTTGATGGCAGTCATTTAGTGTTCTGTTTAGAAGGGCGTAGCTGGCGTAAGGACTATTACGCTCCTTATAAACGTAATAGAGCTGAATCTAGAGCCGCTGCCAGCGAACGTGAACAAGAGGAAGATCGTATTTTCTGGGAAGCCTTTGATACTTTTAAAGACTTCATAGCTGAAAAGACCAATGCCACTGTACTACAAAACCCGCAACTAGAAGCAGATGATCTTATTGCTGGCTTTATTCAAAGTCATCCCAATGATGACCATGTTATTATTAGCACAGATAGTGATTTTATTCAATTAATTGCTCCCAATGTACGTCAATATAACGGCATTAGCGAAACTACCTATACACACGAAGGTATTTTTGATAAAAAAGGAAAACGTGTAATTGACAAAAAGACCAATGTAGAAAAAGATCTAATTGATCCAGAATGGGTCTTATTTGAAAAATGTATGCGTGGCGATCCCACTGATAATGTGTTCAGTGCCTATCCTAAGGTGCGTAAAAATAAACTATTAGAAGCATTTAACGATCGTAATCGTCGTGGGTTTGCTTGGAATAACCTAATGCTACAACGTTGGGTAGATCATAACGGCGAAGAACATCGTGTATTAGATGACTATGAGCGTAATCGTAGACTTATTGACTTAAAACATCAGCCAGAAGACATTAAACAAATCATTAACGAAACTATTTCAACTAAAAGCCAACCTAAAAACGTCAGCCAAGTTGGTATTAGACTTATGAAATTTTGTAATCTATACGACTTAAAAAGAATCACTGAAAATATTCAGCAATATGCTGAAGCATTTCAAGCTAACTATCCAACGGAGTAAAAATGAACAGTATTCAAGCCAAACCTATTGTTGATGGTGTATTGTGGATTGTAGAGCAAGACGGTGTCAAAGTAGGCACACTACATAAAAAAGAAAACAATCAATATATGTTGAGTTCAAAAAATGGTGAATATGTCTTTCCTAAAAAATCAGACATAACAAAAGAATTTGGACGAGAATTTTTTATAAAAGGTATTGATACTACTGTATCAAGGGCTATTCCACACGAATGTTATGGATACCCTACCAAATGGGAACCTTTTAATAGCATTTATAATGTTAGAGATAAACTTCCCTTATTCACCAAAAGCAATCAAAGTAAAAGTTTGTTCTGTGCAGGTTATTATATTATTAAATTTCCTAAAAACTGGGTTAAAAGTTTTTGCCCTAAACTAATTACCATTGAAAGATACCCTTACGAAGGCCCTTTTAAAACTGAAGACGAAATAAAGGAAGCACTAGTCAATGCAAAATAAACCAATTAATACCTTTCCTTTGCAACAATTCATTGAACAGGTAAAAATTGCTGCAATGAGCCAGCAAAGAGAAATTAAACTAGACATACATACAGCAAAAACACTGGCTTTTACCATCGGTGAGGTCAATTCTAGGTTGCTACAGGACTATGACAAACTACTAACGGAATTAAAATCTAATAATAACAATGACTTAATTGAATTGAAGATGGACGGGGGAGGCTTTTCTCAATGATTTTGGATAAATATACTTATCCAGGATCTTACCATGAGTCGTCCAAAACCAAAAATTTTACTAGAACATACTAATAAAAAGAACTTCAAAACTGATCAAATTTTGGAAGCGGAAGCAATTTGGGCCGTATTCTACAAAGATAAACCATTTAACTTGAAAAGTTTTAGCAGTGTAGTCAGTTATCCTGGACCTAAATATAAAAAAACAGCATTTAGCAACCCAGGACATGCTATTAACTTAGCAAAAAAACTTAACTTAGAATTTCATTGCCAAGACTTTACCGTAGTTGTACTAACTTCTGGTCAAACTCTTAAAGATGAATAGTCTAACATACACTAAAAT